AAAACGCTGCTGCAGATCGGCCACCGGCTGCGCCGCGAGGCGGCCAAACGCGCGCCGAAAAAGACGACCGATCTGGCGCGCTCGATCATTGTGCGGGCCGTCGATCGTTGGGCGGTCGAGGTTGGCCCCACCGTTGATTACGGCTTGTACGTACACGAAGGGACGGGCAAATACGGCCCCAAAAAACGCCCCTATAAAATCGAGCCGAAGCGCAAAAAAGCGCTGAAATTCAAGAAGCAAGGAAGCACCTTCACCGCCGGCGGCAGCACGTTTACCCAGGTGGGCCGCAACATGATCCGCAAATCGGTCATCCACCCCGGCATCAAACCGCAGCCGTTTATGGACGACGCCTGGCGCGATACCGCCGACTGGGCGCAGGCGAAGCTGGCGGAAGACCTGGGCGAGGCGGCGCTTAAAGACCTGGGTTTGGAGATGGATAAGACATGGTGATGGATCTCTTGCCGAAAAGGTTGATAGTGTGATATTACTTCGTCACATACATAAAAGGGGAATTATGATGAAGCGCGGACAAGAGTCCATACAATTGGCGTTTGTCGGCAAGGCACTCGATGACGGAACGATGGATGTTCGCGACCTTGCCCCCGCTTTGCTTCATCTCGGTCAACTACTTGAAAGAGCCAATGTTCTTCTCAATGGCGATCACGCCGAAATCTCCGTCCATATCCGAGCCGACTTCCAGAAAGGTTCTTTCGAGGTCAACATAGAACTTTTTCAGCAGATTATTAAAGCTCTTTTCGGCAACGATATCGTTTCACCGAAAAGCATTCTCGATCTAATCGGCATCACCGGAGCCTTGTGTATAGAAGACGTAAAAAGCGTTGGTTCAACGGTCTCAAACGTCATTGAATTATTGAAAAAATTGAAAAATAAAAAAGTGGGGAAAGTAACTACCTTAGAGGACAACTCCGTTCATATTCACATTGAAGGAGATAACAACGGAGTAATTGACATCAACGATCAGCGTGTTTACGAAATGGCCAAAGATTCGAAAATGAGAGAGTATCTGGCGAAATCATTTTCTCCGGTTGAAAAACAGGGGATTGATGCGGTCGAAACACGAAAACACGGGGAAACACAGCAGCGAATTGAGAAGTCCGATTTGCCGGCGCTGGCGGCAAAATCTTCTAACCTGCAGGATATTGAAGTTCATGAATTTGAGCGGGAACAATGGTGCGAAGTGATAAAACTGCCGTTTCGCGAGGGGTATGTCTGGCGCTTGCAAAGCGGTGAAGAAACGTTTTCGGCCACGATGGCTGACGATGATTTCGTGGAGAGGGTCAAAAAAAGCGAGGAAGCTTTTGTGGCCAGCGACCAACTGTTGGTGCAAATGAAAACAACGCAAACCATTTCATCCGACACTTCGAAAGTGGAAACAAAGAACGTTATCACGAAAGTCTTGGACCATCGAAAAGCAATGCGCCAAATGAAACTGGGGAAAAAGGACTGAACCAAATTCCTATTGACAACCGCCATTAATTGTTATTTCCTATCCGTAGTTACGAACATATTGGAGGTTTGTGATGATACGGATTATGTTATGCGCCTTGTTGGTCGCGGTTTTCGCAATGGCCTGGGCCTGCACTGCCGCCGATGATGACGATAACGACAACGATGCCGCCGATGCCGATGACGACTCCAACACTGACGACGATAACGCCGCTGCCGACGACGACGGCGATTGCATCGCCTGCGATTCCACCGGCGAATGCACCGACGCCCTCGGCCCGGGCTGGGTATGTACCGGCGGCTGCTGCGTCGATCTCGGCGATGACGATGATGACGACACGATCGACGACGATGACGATACCGGCGACGATGATGACGATACGCCCATGCCGTATTGGTCAGACGCCGCCACCGGCTTGAAGTGGCCGCGCGGCATGTACACGGCCTATCCCGGCGTCACCTACGCCGAGGCCGAGGCGTTCTGCCAGAGCTTCACCCTCGGCGACCTGTTCGTCTACTGGCGGCTGCCGACCATCGATGAACTGCGCTCGCTGGTGCGCGGCTGCCCCGGCACCGTCACCGACGGCGAATGCCCGCTGAGTGAGGAGTGCTCCGACATCGACGAATGCTACACCGCCGACTGCACCGGCTGCGCCATCGGCGAAGGCCCGGGACCGAGCGGTTTCTACTGGCCCGACGAAATGACGGGTGATGCGGATTATCAATGGGTTTGGTCGGCTTCACCGATGTTGAACAATACCGGAAGGGCGATCATTAGTTATGGTGATGCTTCGGTGTTTTATACGGAGGAATCGATGCAGGTGCAAACCATCTGTGTGAACGATCATTAGGCTTCGGTCAAATCGCTCCATTGCCATACAGCGCGGCCGATAAGGACATCATACAGAGATTCGCCTTTGCCCAACGTGATCAGCCGTTCGTCGTATTCGCGGTTCTCCGGCGTCAGCAGCAGGTTGTTTTTTCCCATCAACTTCACTCGCTTTATCGTCACACCTTCATCTGGGCAACGCACAGCGAACAAGCCCGGCGGCGCATGGTCGTCGCGATCGATCGCCACGATCGCGCCGTTCAATATTAGCGGGTGCATCGAGCGGCCCGCCACTCGTATCGCAACCAGATTTTTACGTTTTCCTATTTGGCTGATGTGAATCCATGCCCATTCATCAATAGCATCCGTATTTATTGTAGGGGCTCCGGCTGCTATTGGATCAATCATTAGCGGCACAGCTAGGTAATCTGAACTATTGTTTATTTCTTTAATATTACCGGCTGATGAAAATGTGACAACTGGTTGTGGAAGATCTTCAATCAACGTCCCTTTGTAGTCTCTTTTCATCATTGGTTCGCTGCCTGAAACTAACCATTCCCATCTGACATTTGTCCGCTTTGTCAACCAAATCAAAGTTTCTAGAGTTGGTAAATATCTTTCCTTTTCATAATGATTCCATGACGTACGGGATATTTCAACCAAGTTCGCCATCGTTTCCTGTGAATATCCAAGTCGTTTTCTTAGCACTTTAAGGCGATCACCAAAAGCGGCGCGAAAGTTAGCCATGCGAATTTTTCCTTGACATGTTAGCCAAACTAATATATTTTTCTTATTGAACCTCACACGAGGGTCTACTAAATGCAGCGCAGAAAAACTTCCATCATACCGAATCAGCCCGATTCACGGGAGATTTCTGCGCGCACCACCAACCCGGCGGCGGCGGGTACTGCGCGCCCGCCGTCGTCGGCTTATTTATTTACCACCCTCCAGGGGGAATGTGATGATTCTTGTAATCGAAGGTCTACTGACCAACAAAATTTATCAAATCAACATCACCAAAACAACAGCGTTGACCTCAAACGAGCCGCAAAAGAAAAACAACGAACTGAAAAAAATCATTACCGAGATTTATCACGCGATGAATTCTCACGCTCACGACGACGGCGCGCCGCATCAAGGAGGGTAGCCAATATATCGGGCGGAAGATATTTGTCTTCCATTGCTTTTATTTCCGGCAAAAAATTTTCCGCACCGATTTCTTGGACAAACAGCAAAGCGTCTGCCATGTTTTTCCGACGTTCTCTTCCGTCCTTCCACAAAGATTGCATCGCGGCGGACAAAGCCATCAGTAACCCACAAAATCGCTGTTCGTCTTCCCAGGAATCAATAAACAAGTTGAACTGGCGATCGGAAAACTTTCTTTCCGGATCGAGCCGAAACAAGCAATCCTCGCGGCAATCCGTCGATCCGATCAGCGGGCAATATCGCATGGCCTTCCCCCTTTCCACTTTCAACCTAGCAAACACAGCGGGGGGCGGCAATGTCTAAAACCAGAAAAAAATCGACACCGGGCCAATACTCCCTGTCGCTGGAGAAAACTTTCGGCGCGCTCGACGGCGCTTTGGATAGGTCGGCCGGGCTGATTGCCGAGGCGATACGTCGGTCGCGATTATCGCGCGACGAAGTGCTCGACCGGCTCAACGTGCTGCTGGGCCGCGATATTTCATCCGCCCAATTCAACGCCTGGCTCACCGAAAGCAATAAGAACCGGCTGCCCGCCGACGTGCTGGCGGCGCTGGCCTACGTCCTCGACATCGGCGAAGCGGTGGAAAGCCTCTTCGAGCCCTTCGGCTGGAAGCTGGCCGACCGCAAAGAGCAAGCCTACGCCGACCTGGGCCGGATCCAGATCGAACGTGAACAACTCGCCGCGCGTGACGCCAACGCCCGGCGGATCATCAAAGGGGGAAAGTGATGAACTGGATGGAGAAGCGCATTCATCTGCAAATCATCTGTCCGATGTGCGAAAAGCCGGTCACTACGGAAGCGATCGACATTAAAGACGGCGGGCAAAACTACGCCATCTACGCAACTTGCGACTGCCCCGGCGTGCATGTACGCACCGGCCATCTCTTTAAGTGTGGTCCGGATCTCAATTTCGACGAATACGGCGAGATCAATTCCAAGACCGCCGCTTTGGCGCATGTTCGCAACCGGCAAGCCTTCCGCGACGGCTTCGACTGCGCCATGCGCGTCGTGCACAAATTTGCCGAAACCCATTTGCCCACCATCAAGCCGGAGGTGGAGCAATGAGCCGACCGCGCCGCAACGACATTGCCTGCGCCAACTGCCTGCACTGCAAACAGTTCGTCGGCTGGGCAAAAAGCGGCGCGCGCGAACTGCGCGTCAAATGCACCCAAGGTCACTGGCAGACGCCCTCCGAAAAACTGAAAACCTATAGCGCCCACACCGTGCTGCAACGCCGGCGGCCCACCTGCGACGATTACGAGCCGATGGGCGACCCCTCTTGGTTAAGCGATCCGGCGGCGTTTTTGCTGGCTGAAAAGGGGATGTGATGGCGAGATGTCCGGCAAAGCATGCGTGTCCGTATTGCGGATCTCGTCAAACTAAAGTGACTCGTACGGAAACGAAACGGCTGCCGAATGCAAATTTCATCATTCGAGAATGCCGGTGCCAATCGTGTGATCGGCGTTTTCGAGCGGAAGGACAGATCATGGTCTTCAAATGGAGGAAGGCCAACTAGATGCAAACCGTCGAACACCAGACTCCGTTCACTATTCACCCCGACGCACCGGCCCCGGTCGAGATGATCACGTCGGCGGCGGCGGCCCTACTGCTGGGCTGCAGCGATCGGCACGCGCGGCGGCTGGCGAAGAAACACGATTGGCTGACGACCAATCGTTCGACCAAGGGCGGCGCCCGGGTAATGATCAGCCGGGCCGACGTGGCCGCGTACCTGGTTATCGAACGCAATGCGGCGCAAACCATCCCCACTCCGACCACGGACAGCGAACTGTGCGCCGCCGCTGCGCGGCGGCTGCAAATTCTCGGGCCGGTGATGGCCGCCGCCGACGGCCGGCAGACAGCCATCATTAAAGAACAGGCGGCTACGTTCAATATTTCCGAGCGCTCCATCCGCCGTTGGATCGCCGGGTTGAAAAACGCCCAAGGCGACGCGGCCGTGCTGGACGACGGCCGCAAGGGCAACCGCAACGCGGCTAAATACGACTGGGAAACGATCAAGTTTTCCATCTTCTCCGTTTACAGCAATCGTATCGCCCCGACGATCGAGCAGGCTTTCCTGGGCTATCAACAACTGCGCCGCGAGGAACCGGGGCGCAATCTGCCGGAAATACCCCAACGCACCTTCGCTTACTATGTTCGCAAGTTTGCCCCGGCGCTGCTGGCTCGCCGGCGTGGCGGCGATCCCGCCCGCGCCGTGCGCAAGAACTTCACCCGGCCGGTGTATCGCGACTGGACCGACGTGCGCTGCATGGGCGTATGGATGGGCGACGGCACCGCGTGGGATCAACTCGTCTACTGGACCGGCTACCAAAAGCCGATCCGGCCCTGGTTCCTAACCTGGATGGACATTCGCACCCGGCGCATCGTCGCCTGGCGGTTGGTCGACAAGGTCAACGGCGCGACGGCCATGCTCGCCCTGCGCGACGGTTGGCGAACCTGGGGCCTGTGCGACGAGCTCTACGTCGATAACGGCAAAGAATATGAAAACAAAGACAGCCGCGGCCAGACCGTTTACAAGGGCAAAGTCGCCATCGGCCACCTGGACGGCTACCTGGATTCGATCGGCGTGCACCAACGCAACGCCATCGTGCGCAATCCGGAATCCAAAGCGCAGATGGAGCGCTGGTACGCCACGCTGTCCGGATCGTATCTCAGCCTGTTCGACGCCCACACCGGCGGCAACATCACCAGCCTGACCCGCAAGAAGGACGATGCCCGCTTGAAACAGGATCTCAAGGCCGGACGGGTGTTTAATCAGGATCAAGCTCGCGAGCTGGCCGAGCGGGTCGTCGCGGCCTACAACGCGGCGCCGCATTCGTCCCTGGGTAAGAAAAGCCCGGACCAAATGTGGATCGATCTGTACGGCAAAACCGCCGACGGCGAGCGTTTCCAAGATGTAACCAAGGTCAGCGACACCGAACTGCACTTTGCCTTGATGCGCCGCAAGCAAAAGACGATCCGCGCCGGCGGCATCGAGTTCTACAAAAAGATGTACGGCCCCGCCGATCGCAACGATCGGAAATTCATGGACGCCAAGGGGCGCAAGGGCTTTTTCAGTTACGACCCCGAGGATGTAACGCGCCTGCATTTATACGCCTTCGGCCCCGACCAACGACCGCAATACGTTTGCGACCTGGCGCCGATCGAGCCGATCAACGCGGCCGACGAACATGAACTGCGCCGCGAATTCCGCGCCAAGCAAGCCGAAGAAAAACTGATGGCGACGGCCGCGAAAGCAATGCTGGATCGCACCATCGACACCAAAGGCGTGTTGCAGCGCGGCCGGCTGCACATCTCCGACGAAGCTAAGCTGCGGCAGGATGAAATCGCCGCGATGGGCACCGACAAACCGAACGTCACCCGATTCCCGGCCGGCCAGACGGCCGACCTGGCGAAGGGCATCCCGGAGAAAACCGAAGGCCAAACCGAGGTCTACGCCGACGAAGAGGACCGCGAGACCGCGGCCAAGCTGGCCAAATACGGCGGCATGTTCGGCGAGAAACAAAAGAACAGGGGGGAAACATGCAAGTAGCTTATGAACAGGATTTGAATAAAAAAGCACGGTCGATCGCCAAAGCGACGGCCGACCGCGATCCTCGGCGGGCGCTGCAGAAGTTTGCCGATGCCTTGAATCTTGATGCTTCGGCTGTGGCTTTCGCTCTCGGACTGCGCGGATCGCCCAACAATATGGCCGTTGAATTGCGTCGCTGGCTGGACGGTAACTCCATATCGCCAGAAAAAGCCGAGTCTTACGCTCTACGCGCACAGCGGTTGCTCCAACTCGGGGAATCCGTAATTAAACCGACGCGCAATCTGGCGATCGTCCATGAAGCATGTGAGCACGCGGCTCGCCGTAATGTAATCGTCGGCATCAGTAGCCGGGCCGGATACGGAAAAACGGTCGGCCTGGAAACCTATCGCCGTATTCGCGGCGCCGTGTATTACGCACACGATAAAGCCTCGTCGACCAAGGATGCGATGATCCAAATTTCCCTCGCCAGCGGACTAGGGCGGAACATGCAGGTGTCGATCGGGAAGCTCCGGCGCGCGCTGGTAAATCATCTGCGTGAAATCGGTCGCCCGCTTTTGATCATCGACGAGGCCGACACCATCCAATTCAGAACGCTGGAAGTTTTGCGCGGCATCTGCGACGAGCTGCGCTGCGGGATGGCCATGGCCGGCGTCGAGGGATACATGGAACGGCTGCTAACCGAAAAACAATACGGCCGCCGGCCCGAACAGCTTCTCAGCCGTGTGGTGGCAATAGTCAAACTGCTCGACCCGGACGATGAAGAAATCCAGATGATCGCCGACGACTATGGCGTTCGCGGCGCGAGGGAGATCGACTTCATTCGTCAATGGGCGCTGGTCACCGGCGGCTACCGCCGTGCCCGGATGTTGCTTGAGGATTCACAGGAAATCGCCGCCGACATCGGCGCGAAAAAAATAAACCTGGCCGTCCTGAAACGGGCGGCCCAATACCTGCCGGGTCAACACCTGGTCGAGAATGAGGGGGACCCCCAATGAAGCGTAACAACTATCAGAGCGCCACCAATGCCGCCAAGCGCCGGGCCAATAACTGGCTGCTGAAGTATCGACAACTCGACGATTTGATCCGCTCTCACGAACAGGATGCCGAGGACGCCATCACCGATATCCGCAATCGAATGGCGTTCATCACCGCGCCGTTGCGGAAACAACAGAAGGATTTCAAAGCGCGGCTGGAAGGGTATTACCGCAAGCATCGTCAGCCGAACAGCCGCTGTCTCGATCTGCAGGACGGCCGTGTCGGCGAACGGGTCGTGACGCGGGTGGAAATTCCGAAAAAAGCCGTCGACCGCGTGCCGAAAAAAGCGCTTTCCATCAAAAAGCGGGTGAACAAAACGGCGCTCAAGGCGCTGGGCGAGAAGGCTGTTATCGCCGCCGGCGGAAAAATCGTGCGGCCGTTGCGGTTCTATGTATCCCCCACCATCGAGGACGCTGAGAAATGAAAGTTATCTACCTAGCCGGGCCATACACGGCCCACAATGTTGAAGAAATCAACAACAACGTCACGGCGGCGATCGGCGTACAGGCCGAACTGATGAGAGGCGGCTACGCCGTGTTTTGTCCGCATGCCAATTATGGGCACGGCCTGGGCGATGTCGATTATCAGGCAGTGATGAATATGTGCTTCGCGCACCTGCTCACCGCCGACCTGGTCGTGATGCTGCCCGGCTGGGAAAAATCGACCGGCGCCTGCCAGGAGATCGGCTTCGCCATCGCCAAGAACATGCCGGTGTTCTACTGGCCCAACGATGCCACCCGCCTGAGAAAACAGGGAGAGGCATTATGAAAGAGATGCAACCGCAAACCGAAACCGAGCGTTTCCTGCGTGAGGAAAACGAGGCTCTGCGCGGGCGGATGAAGGCGATCTCGCAATCGATTGACCAACGCTGCCAACGCTGCCCGTATCACGACATCGGTTGCTTGAAGGACTGCAGCCTGTATCCGTTACGAAAGATTTTGGAGCAATAAATGTTGGGAAAACTGACTTACTGGCTGCAACAAACCGGCGACAAGGTGATGACCGTCATGATAGCGATGAGCATCATCTTGATGTTGCTGGTGACCGTTGCACAAATGATGTTGTTGGTCGGTATGCTGCCGCAGGGGTGGATGCCATGAGCAAGCCTCGCATCGTGCATGTCATTCCCTGGCAGATGACCGTCGGCGGCGCACAGCGTTTTATCGCTGAGTTGTGTGACTGGGCGGCGCCATGGGCTGAGCTGCATTTGGTTCACCGGCGAACCGGCAGCGATAAAACATGGACGGATTCTCTCAAACATGTGACCTGCCATCCGGTCGACAACTCTCTGCACGCCGCCAAGATCGTGGACATGCTGGCTCCCGACCTGATCCATCACCATTGCCCGGGCAACGATTACGGTATCCATGGATTGAACGGCAAGTACCCGTTGCTCGGAACTCCGCACGGCTGGAACGGCAATATCGAGCCCAAGCCGTGGTGCTTCCCGATCTGTGGGCCGCATGCGCAGATACGTCACGGCATTGATCTCGATTTCTACCGCCCAGGGCGGCGACCACAGCCCGACGATCATTTCCATGTCGGCATCGTCGGCCGGTTGCGTGAAGACAAAGTGCCGATGACATTCTTGCGCGAACTCAAATCTTGGTTACCAAAACAGCGGGGCCGTATCGTGATTCATTTTCTCGGCCGTGGTCTGGTTGATCGCGCCGGTCGAAAAATACAACAAGCCGCCGCTGAAATTCCCGGAGTTCGCCTGCACGGTGATATCACGCCGGCGGAAATGCCCTCAATCTATAACCAGCTCGACGCCGTATTGATCCCCTCGGCGCGGGACAGCGTCAGCCTGGTCGCCCTGGAAGCGATGGCATGCGAAATCCCGGTCGTCGTGCGCAACGTCGAGGGTTTGCCCGATACGATTGGTGACGCCGGAATCGTTTGCGACACAGATGAAGCGCTGCTGGCGGCCGTCGATCAACTGCGCCGCAATTCCACGTTCAGCCGCACGCTGGCAAAGCGTGGACGAAAGCGTGTCGAGAAGTTGTTCGACAAGCGCCGCATGCTGGCCGATTACCAGATTGTTTATGCCCGGCTATTGAAGCGCAAAAGCCCTGGTGGGATCGGCATCAGCGTCAATCCCGACGTTTCGGTGGTGATGCCTGTTGCCAACGGGATCCGCCCCGAATGGTTGTATGCCGCGGTTAAATCGGTCCGCGAACAGCGAGACGTCAAGCACGAGTTGGTGATCGTCGACGATGGCATCACCGAACCCGAGCTTATTCACGCTCTCGGCGAGGTGGAATCGCCGATCAACAGCATTCGCGTCCATCGCCTGGGAGAACATCGCGGCATCAGTGCGGCGCTCAACCGCGGTCTGCAGGCTTCGGCGGCAAACCTGGTCGCCCGCTTCGATGCCGATGACATCATGCCGGCCGGGCGCCTGGCCGCCCAGGCAGCGTTTATGCGCCGACACCCGGACGTGACCGTGCTTTGCGGCGACATGGCTCGCCTCATGAACGACGGCAGCACGACACCACGCCCCAAGCGCGTCCTGCGCGATCAGCAACCGCTGTGGGAATACTGGGAAGGCAACTGGCCGGTGGCGCACCCAACTGTGATGTATCGTCGTCTCGATGTTTTGGGCGTCGGCGGTTATGACAAATCCGTCAATCGCGGACAGGATCTCGACCTGTGGTGCCGTCTCCAGCAGGGCGGCTTCCGCTTCCACAAAGAACACGCCATTTGGAATCACTACCGCATTCACGATCGCCAACAGACCGCCAAGCATGGCGACGTGCGCGCGGCCACCAAGGCGATTCTCGATAAATACCGGAGGACGACAGCGTGAGTTACCTAATGGCGTTATTACTCTCCTTGAACTGGCAGCACACACTCGCCCTGTTCGTAACCCGGGAGACCTCGCACTTCTTCGGTGATGCCTTCTTTTTCCCTCAGCTTTTTGCAGGCATTGTAAATGCTACTGATGCAGCCATACGCAAAATCATTATCGATTTTTCGTCCTGGACCTGCAAAATAAAGAGGTTGTTTCCTGATCATCTCGATCAAAAGAATCATTGCATCACGATACGCCGCAGCTTCAATACTCATAACTACCTCCAAGTTATTGTTTCGATCATATATTTAATATCAGCTTTTCCTCGGGTTCGCCACACTTCGGAGGGTTTTTTTCATGCCGTGTAAATGCAAAACCGAGGTGTACAGCCGCGTCGTCGGCTACTACCGACCGATACAGCAGTGGAACAAAGGCAAGCAGGCCGAATACCACGACCGTGTGCCCTTTAAAGTACACGGCCAGGCGTTCGCCAATGTGGGCGGGCAGCGGCAGGAAAAAGAAAAGCGGGGGATGTGATGCGAGGAATGATGATGGGGCGCGGTTTTCAGACAACGGCAAACCACAGCGCGGACGGGCTAGCAAGCAAACGCACTGAACAAATCACCTTGCCCGTGCTGACGCTGCGACAGCCGTGGGCGTCGCTGATCATGTTCGGCGGCAAAACGATTGAAAATCGTAACTGGTCGCCGCCGAAGCGTTTGGTTGGCCAGCGCCTGGCTATTCACGCGGGGAAAAAATGCGAACGTTTATATGAACGCATCGACGACCTCGACCTGGCCGATCCCATCGATCGCGCGCTGCGCAAGTGCCTCGACCTGCTCGGCGGCGAACATTGGCCGCGCGGCGCGATCCTCGGCACGGTCGAATTGGTTGGATACGGAGATCGACATAATCCGGACCTGACCGACGCCGAGCGCGATTGGTTCGACGGTCCAGTCGGTTGGATACTACGCGACCCGCGCCCGTTATCGGAACCTATCCCCGCACAAGGAAAACAAGGTCTTTGGAATTTTGAAATCAACAAGGACCTACTGACATGACCACTCACGCCGCCAAAACCCTTACCAGCATCCTGCAAAGGATTAAGCCTGATCCCGAGCGCAGTGCGCGCATCGAGTGGGAGCGGGCCGAGCATCTACAGCAGGAGCGGTTGCAGTTGGCGGCGCGTAAGTTCCCCTTTGGCGAGCGTTTCATGGATGCGCGGTTCAACACCTACACGACCGTCGATCCGCAGCAAAAGCGGGCGGCCAAAGCCGTAGAGGCGACCGCCCGGGCAGTGGCGGAAAAACAATTCACGCTCAAACGCCCCTGGCTAATTCTGTCAGGTAATCCGGGCACCGGCAAAACCCATCTACTCGCCGCCGCCTATTGGCTGCTGGCTGAAACCGCTGTCGTGAAAGGCGATCGCATCTATGGATTGCCGCGTGTATTCACCGCCGGTGAACTGTTCGACACGATCCGCGCCGACGTGTACGGCAGCGATCGCTTTAATAAAACGTCGCCCGATTCCATTCGAGCGGCGATTCGCCGGCGCATCAGCGGGCCGCTGGTCATTATCGATGACTTTGGCGTCGGCATGCCGCCGATCGGCGCGCAATCGCCCTCACAGCAGGAAATCACTTTCAATCTGTTCAATGAACTGTACAACGCGAACAAGCCGCTGTTGCTGGCAACCAATCTGCCGATCGATCGGACGCGCAAAGGCGGGCTGCGCCTGTGCGACGTACTTGGCGCGCGCGCGTGGGACCGCTGCACCGAAGCTGCCGAGATAGTCACCTGTAACTGGCCCAGCCATCGCCAGGGGGAAAACCTGTTATGACCAAACAGGCACAATATCCGTACCGGCAAGCGCTGCGCGTGGCCACGGCGATCGTCGCCGCGCTGCGATCGCATTGTGAGCGCATCGAAATAGCCGGTTCTATGCGTCGAAAAAGGAACCTGGTGCATGACATCGACATCGTGGTGATCTCGCGCCTGGAGGCCGTACCAGCCGCGCAGCGGGGACTCTTCGCTGAGACCGACACCGAGGAAAAACGGTCGGTCGATATCCGCCTGGAACAGATCCAGGAAGCCGGAAAAATCCACGATCTGAACTGCGCCAGCAAGATCATCCGGTTCGTCGATTCCAGGAGCCAAATCCCGATCGAGATCTACCTGGCTAAGAACGCCACCTGGGCGACGCTGCTGCTGATTCGCACGGGCAGCCGCGAACACAACATCAAACTGGCGCAGCGGGCGCGGCAGCGCGGGCTGATTCTCAAAGCCGACGGAACCGGGTTGATCTCGGCTCGTACCGGCAAGCCCGCCGGCGCGTTCCGCGAGGAAGCACGCTTGTTCAAATTTTTGGGCATGCCCTACATCCGGCCGGAACACCGCGAGCGGGCCTTTGAAGCGGAAGGGGTGGCGTTGTGAACACGAAAAGATCTGCATTGTCGCCCGATCAACTGCGCGCCATCTGGACGATGACCAAGGCTGCCGGTCTCGACGAGGACGCGCTACGCGACCTAGTTGAAGCTGTTTCCGGCCAGCGATCGACAAGAGGATTGACCATGCATCAAGCATCTCAAGTGCTGGACCGTCTATCGAGCCGGCCGGAGCCGCGCAGACATCGCCATCGCAAAATGGATGGCCGGCCGAACATGGCCACCGGCGCGCAACTGCGCAAGATCGAGGCGATGTGGGCCGAGCGCGCGCGCGCGCACGATAAGGCCGCGTCATTGCGGCAGTGGCTAAATAACAGGTTCAGCATTTCCGATCTTCGATTTCTGAGCCGTTCCCGCGCCAGCAACGTTATTGTGGCGTTGGAAAAAATGGAGGTGTACTGATGCCGCGGGCAAAAACTGCCGAACGCGGAGTAGCCCGCAAATTGTATGTCGAAGATGGCCTGTCGCCGGCGCAAATCGCCAAACAGGTCCGGTGCAGCGGGTCTGCCGTGCAACAGTGGGCAAAAAAACACGGCTGGCAAAAACAGCGGGAAATGTTTCTCGGTGGGCCGAAATCGGTCCATGAACGGTTGAAAAGCCTGTTGCAAAAGAAGCTCACCGAACTAGAGGAGATGAACCCCGAGGCACTGACTCCTCCAGTTCTCGACGGAGTGCAAAAACTTTACAAGGCGGTCAACGACTCAGCCGATACGATCAGCCTTTTCGAAGCGGCGATCGTCGCCGGATCCGAATTCGTGGCATTCGTTCGCCGGCGTGTTCCCGACGAGGTAACGCGAGCGGTGATTTTCGAAGTGTGGGAAGAATTTTTGGAGAAAGTAAAAGACTAATGCAGGTCAATCGCCCGAGAAGCCGGAAAGAACTGCTGAAAAAACTGGATGAAATCCGGCAGATGATGCGTGAACACGCATCAACCCTTCCGCCCGAGGAGGCTAAAAACCGCCGAGAACGGGCAAAGGCCGATCCGTGGTTTTTTTTCCGCACCTATTTGCCGCACTACTTCTCCCAGGAAAGTCCACAATTTCATCATGAATTGTTGGCGGAAGCCAACAAACCAGGCATCAACGCCTTGGCCGCCCCTCGCGGGTTTGCAAAATCGACGCTGGTGACCACTGCTGAAACCCTGCGCCGGGTTGTTTTTGGAATCACACCATTCCAGATCATTATCAAGGAAACAGAGAAAGCGGCAATCGACGAGGTCGCGGCAATCCAGGTCGAATTGGAAGAAAACCCTCGTCTGTTGGCCGATTTCGGCGCCATGAAAAAACGGGGCGACTGGGAAGATGGTGATTTTATCACCACAAACGGCTGCCGTGTTCTGGCATTAGGCACTGGTCAGTCGGTGCGGGGGAAAAAACATCGGCAACACCGGCCTGGGCGCGCAGTTGTGGACGATCCAGAAAAGGATAAGTCAGTAAAGAATCCGCGCCTGGTCAAGGAACGGATTGATTGGTTGTTGCAAGCGGTGTTCCCGTCTCTGGATCCTGTTGGGGGGATCCTGACTTGGATCGGTACGCTGATCAGCAAGCGAGGCGGCCTGGCAATTCTGCAGGCCAGAGAAGGAATCAACTCTCGCATCTGGTCGGCGATCGATAAATCCGGGCATAGCCTATGGAAAGCCCGCTTCACCATCGAACTACTAAAGCAAATCCGCGCCAAGGTAGGTTCAAAGGCTTGGCGCACCGAGTATATGAACGAACCGGCCGACGATCCGGATGCCACCTTTCAGGAATCGATGATTCATCGCTTCAAGCGTGAGGATCTGGCTACGGCGAAAATAGTGGCCGTGTTTGCTGGGGCGGATCCGAGCCTGGAAAGTACAACCAAACACGACTGCAAAGCCGTCACCACAATTATGGTGGCTTCTGAATTTCGCTCGATGCCCGGGCCTTACTTTCTTGTCGTGCGCGCCTTTGTGCGCCACACCACATTGGAAAGGTTCTTTTCCGAGCTATTCAACGTTCAGGCGATCTACAAACCGACTAAAATAGGACTGGAAATAAATACTTGGCAGAAGCTGTTGCTCAACGACATCCGCCGGATGGAGTCCGCACGTAGCGTCCGCTTGCCGATCGTCGGACTGACAAATACTACCTCCAAAGAAGGCCGTGTGGGTCGCATCCAGCCTCTGATGGAGCGGGGTGCACTGCTGTTCCTCGACGATCCGGATGACTTGGACCTGAACGAATTGATTGAGCAATTCCTGGGGTTCGACGAACCGTCGATCAAAGATGATGGTCCCGATTCCTGTGAAATGGCTATTTCTTTGGCCGAACGTTACGGCCGTAAAATCGGAAGAGTTGGGAAATGGTAACCAACGATAATAAAAAAGGGGGGAATCATGCGCTGTCCAAATTGTGGGGCGGATCGCCCCTACGTCCTGGCCACCAGGCGCACCAAAGACACCACTCGAAGGGTGAGAAAATGTCGTCTGGAAAATTGCGAATGGGTTTGGGAAACGGTCGAGGTGATATTGACCGAACGGGTGCGGCAGCAAATCAAGCAACGGAAACAGCTCTCTCTGCCGCTTTTACAATAGCTCGGCACGCGCGCCTTCTGGCGGCAATTCATGAGATTCGAAAAGCGACGGTTGATCCCGAAAAACTGCGCGCCCAACTGCAGACGATGTACCGGAAGGAGTTCCGGCGCGAGGCGCGCGAGGCGATTGCCGAAGCTATTGAAGTCGTCCGCGAACTTTCCGGCCCGGTCGATTCGTCCGACGTGAACTTGGTCATGTCCACCCTGGGCACCAAGCTGGGTGCGGAAAATATTGGCACTACGTTGGTCAGTCGATCCACCACAGTTGTCCGTGATGTTTTCCGGTCGGCCGCCGGCGATATCGGCGCCGGCTATAAGCTGACAGTGGTCGATCATGAGGCCATCAAAATACTGAACGAACAAAACCTGGTTTGGATCAAAGACCACGTCGACGACAATCTGATGCCGAAACTCCGCGACACCGTGACCGATGTAATGCAGACCGGTTACTCGCGCCAGCGCCTGGCCGGACAATTGGCCGACGAGCTGGGCGGAATCGTCGATGCGGACATGGATTACTGGGAAACCCTGGCCGATCATACCGTCACCAAAGCCCGCTGCATGGGCCGCCTGGCGGCGATCGAGGAAGCCGGTATCAATAAAATCGTCATCGTCGCCCAGATGGACGGCCGCACTTCGGCCATCTGTCGCAACATGAACGGGAGAATCATAAAGGTTGAGGTAGCCAGAGCGCAAGCAGATGCATTGCAGGCGGCAAAATCTCCGGAAGAAATGAAAAATGCTATGATTTGGCCGAAGGAAATGCCTAGAAAAACTTCCGACTTGAAAACCTTCGCCGGCAATGATAAGCATTTTGCCTTGCCGCCATATCACTACCGGTGCCGCACCGATTATGACGCCTACTTCCAGGAAGAAACAATCAGCAAGCAATACGGCGATAAAATCAGTAACGACGACAAAGAATTTCTGGAAAAGTACTCTGCAGACGAACATTGTAATCGAGCCCAGGCCATCGTTGATCAGGCAAAGCATCCAAACGGGCTAAGTTGGAGTACTTCCGACTGGAAAGATGACGTAAAAAAGGGGCTTTTTGCCAAACATGGCGTTGGAGATTTCGGCGACGATGCGGAAAGGTATTTTGCTCGGTCGCAAGAAACAGTGATGAATGCCGATGAAATCACTGTAAGGATTTATCGGCCGGAACGAAAAGGATCGGTTCCTCGGATGCAATACACGTACTATTCGCGGACGACCGATGCAATGGTGGTCGTGGATGATAACGGCTTGATTCGCGGATGTTATAATACAGAGGATATCGACCAAACGGTCACCGGCCAGGCGAGGGAAAGATTATGGCTGAAACGAAAAAAAGGCTAGCACACCTGGTTTCAGGTTTCGGAATCCTCAACGAGGAACAGGCAGAGTTGTTTTCGATCAATCTGCTGCAGAATCTATCGATCGGTGTGGATAAAGGTAAATGGTCGGAAGTTGAATATCCGGAAGAGTTCACTGAAGCTCGGCGACTTCTGACCGAGCATAAAGCTTGGTACCTGATGAGACATAGCTTCATGAACACCGTGCGTGCGATCCGGGACATGTACCCGCGCACCCATTGGTGGTGGTGGATTGAGGAATTATAATGGCTTTATTTGCACACCATAAAGCGATAATAACTAAGCGCCAAAAAACGGCGGGCACTGACAAATCAGCATTGCCGTTACATAGACCGAGTATCAACAAAACGCCTAAAATCAAGATAAGCGCTTTGTTTACAAAAGCTTACAAGGAAGTCGGACCTATGTCCGGCTTGACTGGCTTCACACAAACCCAGGATACGCCAAAATCAGGTAATTATCCGCTATCTTTCAATCGGTTGCGCGAGACTTGCGCATATCACACAGGACACACAAACCCACATAAAGCCGGACACGCGCAAAAACAAAATGTCATACTAGATAAAAAGTCACAACCACTTGATATCATTAGACAACTAGCCTAATACGCCCCCTTAAAAGCAGTCGGACTTGCTCTGCCATCTCCTGTTGCCCCCCATTGCACGACTTGAGAACCAAGAGCCAACAACTCGCCGGTGTTAAAATCAGTGTGAAAAATTTTCATAACGAGATACGGCCACCTCTCAGGAGGTGATCAAGGACTTTAAATTAAACCACTGCCTGATCAGTGAACGATTCATTTCTCCTTTCAATATCATTTTACTTACCACCAAACCCATTTTTACTAAATTCGCCGTTTGCGCAAA